CCACACGTGCGCGTGCACGGCATTGACGTGCGGCCCATGCAGGAGTCCTACACGCAGGCGGTGCCTGGTGCGCAATTCATGCAGCGCAATTTCCTCGACCTAGAGGAGGACATAGCTGCGCCGAACATGGTGATCATGAACCCACCGTACAAGCTGGCAGTGGAATTCGTACAGCATGCAATAGCGATCGGTGTGCCCTACGTTGTGGCGTTGCTGCGGCTGAACTTCTTGGCCGGGCAGAAGCGTGCTCCATGGATGCGCGATTATTGTCCGCACGTTGCGGTGCTGCCTCGCAGGCCTGGGTTCATGCCAGACAAACCCGGGCGCACGGATGGCGCGGAGTATGCTTGGATGTGCTGGGGCTGGAGCCGCGGCACATGGGAGATCCTGCACGTGCGTCCTGCCGATCGGCACATTGCACGGCAACGCACTGCGTGATACTTTCCTGACATGATGGACACGGTTGACGGCAGCATGGTGCTGCGCACCATTGCGGAGGCAGTGCGTGCAAACCAGCATCGCACATTGGCAGCGATCTGCAAGGCGCGCCACGAGGTGGTGACTGGCATGCAGGCGTTGCACGTGAAACCAGCCTGCGGTTGCATGGTGCCGGTGGAGCTGGCCGTCTACCTGGTGCAGGCGAACGGTGTGGTGCACGCAGTGGCTAAGTGCCCAGTGCATGGCACCAAGTGCGGCGAGCTAACATTGTATCCGCCGCTACCGTGAGGGGGACTGGAGGGCTACATGGGCAAGGACAATGGAACCCACGAGGTTTTCAAGGTTGTGTTCTTCATGCTGGCGCTGGCCGTGGCCATGGCGCTGTTCATGCTGTGGGCCTGGAGCGCCACGGCCCAGGAGGAACCCACAGCTGCCGAGTGGGAAGCATGGGAGAAGAAAGCACAGCAGGCAGGTGCAGGCGAGGAGGTGCCTGTGCCGGACGATTCGATGACTCCTCACCAGGTGTGGTGCAGCACGATCAAAGGGTATTGCCCCACAGTGGTGAACGGTGTGATCGCAGGGCAGCAGTGGTGTGTGGGAAAGGCAGGAGGCAAGGTGAAGCCCAAGTGCTACACCAGCCACCGGAACCGCAGTTACAAGATCATGCTGGATTGGTGGGACTGGCTCAGCGCATACATGGGAGGCAAGCACCCTATCTACACGGCGGGCACGATCCGCACGGAGAGCGAGGGTGTTTGGGACGCCATGACCAATAGCAGCACCAAGGAATGCGGGCTGGCCAGCATCGACCTTGCAAAGGCGGAATCCTACGACATCAACGCCTGCGATGCGAAGGCCAATATATGGGCGGCCGGGCAGATGACTAACCAGCGGCTGATCAAGCTGCGCGAGAAATACCCGCAGCTGGTGCAGGCACCGCTGAGCGATCAGTGGAAGCTGGCGGGTGCGTGCGGTGCGATCGGCAGTAACAAGGTGCACAACCTGATCGACGCCTCCGGTGCGTTGCGCACCAGGGATGACGGATCCCTGTACTACCAGCAACCGCATGAGCGTGTGTTAAAGTGGCTTATGTGGAAGGACAAGCAGGATCCTGCTTTCTTCTACAGCTACGAGGGAACGATCTACCTGGGACGCAACCCTGGCAAGGGTGCTTTTCGCGTTGCGCGCAGCGTGGCCGGTGAGGCCCTGCTGGCCGACATCGTTGGCGGCGCGGACAATCTCTACAGCGAGCCAGCGCTGGTGCCACGGCCGGAGGATCTGTATCCGTTCCCCGGCAAGGCGCTGCACTGCAAGTGCTACCAATGGCCGGAGCTGGCCGATCGCCACCCTGTGCCGGTGGCAAGCGCGCCAGGTGTAACCGATCCTGCTGTGCTGGATGCGCAGTGATGCAGCTGTGCATCTACATGCTGTACGCAGCCGGAGGTGTGGTGCTTGTGGTGGCCATGGTGCGGGCGGTGCGTGGTCACCGCTTGCGCAAACGGCCGGGACTGTGGGATCATGGTTGCCATGCTTGGCTGCGCAGATTGTAGCGAGTGTCCATACCTGCTGGACACGCACGGGTTGATGCCAGAGGCGCACCTGTGCACAGGAACAGCAACACCGATTCGCCTGCATGCCAGTGTGCTGCTGGAGCCTGGGAAGTGCTCACTGCGCACCAGCGCGCGCGCAGTGCGAAGCCTTGTACTGGGCAGGCACTGGTTGGAGGTTGCACGCATGCACCAGGAGCTTGAGCAGCTTGGAGCGCGTGGGCTGAGCATGGACCAGATGTGCCCGCACTGCGGTGGCAACGGTGCCAGGCCAGGCAGCGGGCCCACGTGGGAACGGCCATGCCACAAGTGTGGAGGCAAGGGCTACAGTGGCAAGCGTGCATAGACGCCGTGTAGCACCGCCTGGTGCATGGGGGATAGCCTTGGATCCTGCTGGCGATCTTGCTGGTGATCGTGTGGTTGTGTGCCACCTGGTGGAGGCCAGGCTAGAGGCTGACGGCAGCTACGAGCAGAACGTGGCTGTTCTGGTGTTGCACACCGGGCTGGCTGCTGGCCGGCTGGCCCGCAAGCTGGCGGGCAGGGCTGCGTTCATACGCGACTGGGACATCGAGAAAGCGCAGGCGCAGCACGGTGCATGGATATGCGGGTTCGGCGTGCCACCGGGCGAGCTGTTCTTGCGCGTGGCCTATCGTGCCGACACCATCTACCCTGAGCGCGTGCTTGGCGAGCTGCGCAAAATAACCTCCGAGGTGGTGTGGCAGCGCTGGGTGGTGGACTGCTCCGGCGAGCTGTGGCCATGCGCAATTTCATAGCCTGCGATCCTGGTGCGCACGCTGGCCTGGCGTGCTACGTGGACGGCTCATGCGTGGCCTCCTGCCAGATTGTGGTGAGCAGCTACCGTGGAGCGCTGCGCATGCACGAGGTGTTTGCCTCCATGGTGGCCCAGCATGCGCCCACGCACCTGGTGGTGGAAGCGCAATACCCACGGCCCGGGCGCAGCTACGCAAGCATATTCGGGCTGGCAGCGCGGCGTGGTGCGTTCGAGCACGAGGCGGCCATGCACCGCATGAAGGTGGTGCGTGTGCAGCCACAGGAGTGGAAGCTGCCAGTGCTGCGAAGCCTTGGTGTGCGGTGGCGTGCAGCACCGGAGGCCAAGGATGCAGCCCTGGTGCTGGAGGCGCAGCGCATGGTGGGCCACGATGTGGGTGGTGACGAGGCCTGTGCGATCCTGATCGGGAGGCACCACGCTGTGCCTGCGTTGTACCTGTAGACGCAACCGCTTTCACGTGCTACCTTTTCGCTGACGTGCCTTCCCCTTCTGGTACGCCATGTCTACTCCACGCCGCTGCCTGTGCACCGTACAGTTCACGGGCAGTGGTGTGCCCAGGCCTTGACCACCATCACCGGCATGGAGCATGCTGTGCGCAACAGGAGGCACACCATGCACAAGCTTCGCGCACTAACCACGATCCTGCTGCTGGCCACGCTGGCAGCGTGCACAGTACATCAGCAGAAGGTTGCGATTCGTGATGCCCGCTATGGGCTGGCCACAGCCGGGGAGGTGATCGGTGTTGTCGATCTGGCGGTGGACAACACATGGGGATCGGCGCCCATGGAGGACACGGACGCATACTGCAACGAGATGAAGGCCAGCCTGGTGCTGGAGCAGGCGTTGCAGGTGGTGTATGCAGGTGCAGATGCGGTGTTCATGTGGGAGCTGGCCCTCAAGCACTACGAGGTGGCGGAGGGCAAGGTGGCCAGGGACGCAGCCTGGGCCAGCGTGCTGAATTCGCAGAGCGAGTGGTTCTTGATGGCCAGCACGATCGTGGGTGTGCTGGATGCACTGCGTGCCACGCTTGAGCTGTATGGCCTAGTGCTGCCCGGCAAGGCGTTGCAGGTGTGGGCAGCGATCAGCTGGCTTGCAGCGCACCCAGCTGGCGCCACGCACGAGTGGGACTGGTCCTCGCTTGAGGGCAGCGTGTGCGCCGGGCAGTAGTCCAGCACGATCCGGCCGCCAGGTGCGGCAGGGGTTGTAACCCAGGTATCACTGCAACGTACCGCACCACGGCCAGCCGGCCGGTGCGTGCGATCGCCTCACAGCTGCATGGTCGTGTGCTGGACTACGGGTGCGGATACGGACGCGACGTGGTGCACCTGCGTGGCCTGGGGCTCGACGCCACCGGCTACGACCCGGCCAGTGGCATGTGGAAGCGCCTGCCGCATGGCGTGTTCGATCACGTGCTGGTGGTGTACGTGGTGAACGTGATCCCTGGGCTGGCGCAGCGCATTGCGGTGGTGGCACAGGCGTGGTCCTACGTGGCCCCAGGAGGCCGGCTGTGGCTTGCAGCGCGCACCAGCCAGGAGGTGCACGCCTCCGCAGTGCGGGGACACTGGGGACGATGTGGGGACGGCTGGTGCAGTGGCCACGCATGGCAGGGCGGGCAGAAGTACATTGACCTCGTGCACCTGGTGGCCAAGCTGCCTCACCAGGCAGGTGTGCAGCGCACGCACCAGGGCGCACCGTACATGTCGATCCTGGTGGCCCGCTCCACTGATTGACGTGCACTGCACGTGCATGTACAACATGGACATGCCACCACGAGCGTGGCAAGGAGGCGCACATGCCGAACGGAGCAGCAGCAGCAGCAGCAGCGGCAGGCCTGGCCATGGAAATCATCAAGGCCCTCACGCCGAAGGTGATCGATCTGGTGGCCCGTGCCATGGCTGGCGAGGACATCACGCATGACCAGCTGATCGCTGGCCTGCCCAAGGAATTGAAGTCGAAGGTGCGCACGGCAGCCAAGCGTGCTGCGCGCCTTGCCGCCGGGTTGCCCACATGAGCGACGTGGAGCTGTACACCGGAGGCGGTGACGATCTGGAGGATCGTGTTGCCACGCTGCTGCGCAACCAGGAAGATCGCCTCACCCGCAGCAGCCTGCACAAGGCTGCATCCGACGAGGTAGAGCCAAGCGAGATCGTGGCAGAGGCGCAGATGCAGCAGGCGTTCGTGGCTGCCGGTGCGTTGCAGCCACCCTATCCGCCGGAGTTCTTCATCGAGCTGCAACGTGTGAGCAACATCCTGCGCCAGAATATCGACGCATACGCAACGAACATCGACGGGTTCGGCGCCACGTTTGATCCGGTGCTGGACCTGGACAGTGACGATGCCTGGCGCCTGGTGGAGGCAGCGGTGCGCGAGGAGCTGGCGGATCACGTGGCCGGCATGGGTGAGGACGAGCTGAACGGGATCATCGAGCAGCGCCTCGATCGCTACCGTGGCGAAATGGCAGCGGAGGCTGCGCGCCTGCGTGGGTTCTTCCAATACGCAGGGCTGGGAATGTCGTTCGTGGCCTTGCGCAAAGCCACACGCAGGGACACGGAGCTGATCGGTTTCGGCGGATGGGAGGTGCTGCGCAACAAGAAAGGCCAGATCAGCAAGTTCGTGCGGGTGCCAGCGTTCACCCTGCGGCTGATGCCGATCGATCGGTACCCTGTGCGGGTGATCGAGCGGCAGCGGCAGGACGTTCCGTGGCTGTTCGAGGACGTTCCAGTGTGGCGCTACTTCCGGCGGTTCGTGCACTACAAAGGAGGCAACGAGGGCACAGGGCGGGCGGTGTATCTCAAGGACTTTTGCGATCCGCGCACGGTGAGCAGGAGCACCGGAGGCTATTACGCAAGCGTGGATGAGATGCGCGCCGCGGAGGGCCAGGATGCGCAGGCAGCCAATGAGATGATTTACTACCAGGTGGAAAGCATGGATCAGCCATACGGGGAGCCGCGCTGGCTGGGCAATATGCTGAGCGCCCTTGGTAGCCGTTCAGCCGAGGAGGTGAACTACCTCTACTTCAACAACAAAAGCATTCCTCCGCTGGTGCTGTTGATCAGTGGTGGCAACGTGCGCAAGGAGGACGCGGAAGCGATCGAGAAGCGCATGGAGGATCGCCTCAAGGGTGGCACGCACAAGTTCCACCGGATCATGGTGATCGCGGCAAGCAGCAGCCCAACCGCAACGGTGAACCCCACGATCGAGCTGAAGCCCCTGACGGACGCCATGAACCAGGACGGGCTATTTGCTAACTACGACGAAGCCAACCGCAACAAAGTATCGGAGTCGTTCCTGATACCTCCGCTGCTGCGTGGTGTAACCAAGGACTTCAACCGGGCCACGGCAGAAAGCGCGCTGCGCTTTGCCGAGAGCCAGGTGTTCCAGGGTATGCGCGACGAGTTCGACTTCCTCATGAACACCACGGTGCTGTCGGAGCTTGGTGTGGTGTGGCACACGTTCCGCAGCCTGGGCCCACCGCTGCGCGATCCCGAAACAGTGGTGCTCATGGTGAAGGACATGACCGCTGCTGGCGTGATCACACCGGCAGAGGCCAGGCGTGAGCTGGCCAGCGTGGGCTTCAAGCTGGAAAAGATCGACGAGGCCTGGACGCGGCGCCCGTTGCAGGTGACGGCCATGGGCGTGGGCTTTGAGCCCGAGCACGGCGAGCGGATCGTAACACCTGCCGACGTGGCCGTTGCCACCGAGGATGGAGTGGAGCCGGTGCAGGTGGATGGCGAACCGGACGGCACCGATGACGATGCACTGCGTGCGCTGGAGGAATCCATGCATGGGCAGGTGAAGCGTGCACGCCTGGGCCGTGGTGCGTTGCAGCGGTTGAACCGCGAGGCCATGGCAGACGGTGGCCTTGCCAGTGACGAGTGAACGTAATAATCACCCAGCGGATCCGGCCGATCATACCGGCCAGCGAGCAGCGTGGTGTGCGCGTGGGCACACGTGGGTTCCGCCTCACGGTACGGGAGGCCGGTGGCCGTAGGACGGCCAGCTCACGTTTCAGCACCGTGCCCGATCTGGACTACCTGCGCAAGCACGTGCCCACCGGGGGATCAGCGCTACTGGAGCAGGCCCTCTACGAGGTGAGGGGACGCACCACCTACACACGGATCGCCATGTTCTACGCAGTGACCGAGGACGTGGCCCGTGCGCGGCTGCTGCACGTGGGCAAGGCCAGCGTGGACATCAACAGCGCAGAGGGTGCCCAGCACTACGTGGATGCTATGCGTGCCCAGCTGCTGGCAGCAGTAAACGCGCAAACCACCCAGGGCCTCAACGCTGCGCTGCTGGCGCTGCGGCAGTTCAAGGGTGAGCTGACCCCACAGGCGCAGCAGATGGTGGCGGAGCAGATGGGCAGTAACTACCAGCGCGCCATGAAGGACATCGAGAACAGCCCTGCGATCATGCTGGCGCTGCGTGGTGGTGGCGTGGAGGCGATCCAGGCAGCCAAGCAAAGCACCATCAAAGACATGGGCATGCAGAACGCGATCAGCAGCCAGCCGAACGCGCAGGACAAGGCCATGGTGGACCACATGGCCGACAACACCGGGCTATTCGTGCGCGATCAGTACGGAGCCAAGCGGGCCGGCTACGTCACGGACAAGGCCAAGCAGATCATGTCCAGCAGCCTGGATCAAAACCTGGGCAGGGAGGACATGGCCCAGCAGATGAAGGTGGAGCTGGGTGGTGGGCTTGGCCGCAAGGACGATGCTTACTGGACCACCGTGGCGGACAACTCGATCACACGTGCGCGCAGCTGGGGCAACATGAGCAGCATGCACGACGCCGGCTTTGAATATTTCAAGATCGAGGCGGTGCTGGACGAGGTGACCAGCAAGACGTGCCGGTTCCTGCATGGCAAAGAGCTGAGCCTGCCAGCTGCCCTCAACACCGCGTTCCAGGGATCGTTCGTGGGTGGGCCCGAGCAGCTGGATGCGGTGAACCCGTTTGTAACCGAGCACACGGACAAGGTGACTGGAGTTACTAACCTCACAGTTCCGATCTACGAGGGCGCAGCCCCTGGGCAAACTCCAAAATTGCGCGGTGCAATGACGATCGGCAGCAGCTCAAACACGGGGATGGGCCAGCTGGATCAGGCCGGATCGTGGGAGGGCCTAACAGAGGCTGACATCCAATCGCTAAACATCGGGGCGCCACCGTACCACCACCGCTGCCGATCCACGATCATCCCTACCGGAAAGCCGGCCCAGGCGCGCGTGGTGCCTGGCATGAAGGTGCCTCCTCCACCACCACCGTCCAAGAAACCGAAGGCGCCCAAAGGCGTGCAACCCGGCAAAGCATACAAGATGAAGGCGCCAGAGTACGACGCAAAGGCACCGGCGGATCGCGTGCCAGATGAGACGATTGATAAATATGGTGCTTATTGGGATAAGCGCATGCCAGCGGAGGAGGCCGACTTCAACGCAGCGCTGAGCAGTGCTGGAGCTAGCGGTTTGGATCCAGTGGTGGCAGCAGATTTCAAGCGCATCGCGTTCGATTTTGTAAAGGGTACAGGAAGGAAGAAGGATCTATTTGCCAAGCCAAAGTTTCCGAGAGATGACGGGCCTGGTGCAAAACTAGGAACAACGAACAGTATTGCAAACGTGGCACCAGGCCAGCGTGGTGCCATGGAAGAAGTACAAGCAGAGATTGGCAGCATGGCCGATCGCGCAACGATGGGTGGGAAAAAGATCCAGACTAACTGGTACAAGGAAAACAAGCAGGGAGGAGCGAACTACAGCTGGGACCGAGATCAGAAATCAATACAGCCTCACAGTGTTTCGGTGAATTGCGATACACCACGTGCTGAGTATTTCAAAACTAACTATGCGGGGACTGTTGCGCACGAGCTTGGCCACAGCATGCAGGTCGCCAGCCCTCAACTGCGTGCATTACAACAAACGATCATGAAGCGCAGGATTGCAAAATATCCAGACTTTGTAGAAATCTACACGGAAAAACCTCACCCCTACCCTGGCAGGCCGCCCATCAAGTTTCTGGTGCGCAGGGAGTATCCAGACAAGCTGGTGGATAGCTATGCTGGCGCTGAATATGGGCCCTTTGCTGCTGGGGTTGAATTCGCTAGCGTTGCCATGGATTGGTTCTACACCAGGCCGGTGCTTTTATACAGCATGGACAAAGAAATGTTTCTATTTATTACATCAGTCCTAAGGGGTCTTGTATGAGGATCACGGTGTACGAGGGCAGCGAAAAGCGCACCGAGGTGTGGCTGGACGAGCATGGTGATCTGCACCTGGACGGCCCAGGGTTCAAGCCGTGGCTGAATCGTTTCGAGGAGCTGGCCGGCAACGTGACCACGCCAGTGAACGGATTCCCAGTGCAGGTGCTGCCGATCCGAAACAGCACGCTGCGCCAGGTGGTGCACATGGCCACGGTGCTGGCCAGCGCGCAAACCGGAAAGGACTGGCACTACACCGTGGATGGACCCATCACGGAAGCGGTGTATTCTGGGCTGCCTCCCTATTGATTGACACGCTGCTGGGTGCGTGGTACTTTTCAACCGTTCATGGATGCAACATACGGACAGGACAAGCAGGAGGCCAGCATGACCGACAAGGCAGCCACGTGCGCGGACGGCAGCGACGGCAAGGAAAAGCCGGAGGATGCAATGAAGCAAGATCAACCAGAGGGCGGCGCCGGTGACGGCCAGCTGGAGCAGGTGCTGAGCAGCGCGGTGGAGCGTACCACCAGCGCCCTCAACATGATCAAGAGCGGCCAGGCGGGAGCCGAGGTGATGGGCCTGGTGCAGGCGGTTGCCTCCGATCTCCAGGCGCTGGCGGAGGCGTACCCGAGCCAGAAGGTGGCCCGGGAGTTCGCCAGCAGCGAGGAGTTCGACAAGTTCGTGGAGGGTGAAACCACCGCGATCCTGGCCGAGCAGGATCCTGCGATCCAGAAGAACCGCACCGTGGCGCTGGGTGAGGCGATCACGGAGTACCGCACCAAGCAGGCGGATCTGCCGGACAACGCAAAGGACAAGGCCAGCGTGAGCGTGAGCGTGTACATGGATCCTGCCAGGCAGCCCATGCCCACCATGCAGCAGGCGCAGCCCACGGGTGGCACACCTGGCACCGCCGGCAACGCCTTGCAGAAGGGCGATGCGGAGCAGGAGCCCACGGAGCCGCAGGCGCCGCAGGGTGATGCACAGCCGGCCGACGTGGCAAAGGCAGAGGATGCCGACGTGGATCCCATGGACGACGGGCAGTGGCCGTTCGACCTGAACAAGGTGGGCAGTTTGCCCATGGTGATCGTGGGCAAGAACCAGCCTGCGCCGCGCGAGCGCAGCACCCGGCCCGGCGCGCTGGGTGACATGACCGTGGAGCAGGATTAACCTGCATCAGTTAGAGCGCGGGCTCCGATCTACCCGCTAGCGCTGGCCCCAGGCGGGAGGCCCGCATGGAGGCCGCCATGAACGAATCGATCGGTGTGTACCTTCCAAACAGGGTAGCCAAGCGGATCGCCACAGGGCGGCCCACCGTTGTGCTTGCTGCGGATGACACAACCTACAGCCCCGACATCACGTACCTGCTGGCCGACGACGCGCGGATCATTGGCACCGCGCGCCTGGTACCTGCGCACACCGTGGTGCCATCAGGCGTAGACAAGGATGCAGGCCTCAAGGCTGGCCAGGCTGCGAAGATGTGGCCCACGTGCTCCAAGCTGCACACCTGGAAGGTGGCCGATTACAAACCACTATGCAACGCGGTGCCGCTGGTGCGTGCCGGCGACGTGCGCTACGGGGCCACGTTTGATCTGCCCGCAGGCGTGGAGGTGGCACCGATCGACAAGGCCACAGCAGACGCCATGGGCGAGGCCCGGGCGCTGGCTGGTGCGCTGCTGGATCTGGAGGCCCGCGATCCGCTGGTGGACCAGGTGCTGGGTGGGCCGTACACCATGGCGCTAGCGCGCAGCGTGGGGCCCCTGGCTTCCGCTGTGCTGTCCTGTACCGCAGGGCTGGCCCACGGTGTAGGCAAGGCGGATTGCGGAAGCCACGAGGCAACCTGCGCAGCCCTGGACGCTGCCCTGAGCAAGGGCCTCCCTGGGTTGCCGGAGGAGGCGCAGGAGGCGCTGCGGCTGGAGGCCGATCTGGTGGCCCAGCTGGTGCACACGCTGCCGCTGGTGATCAAGCGCTCCTATCCTGTTCTGGTGGTGCCGGATCCGAAGTGGACATTGCAGAAGCTGGCAGCAGGGCAGGACGCCGGTGTGTTGCTTGCGAAGCCAATGGCTGGACGTGCCGGTGTGGATCATGTGCTGGTGAACGAGGTGCAGCAGAAGGCAGACGACGAGGACTACGCTGTGCCGGTGGTGTGGGCCGTGGTGCGCATGGGTGAGGGCCAGCTGGTGGGCAGGCCAGCGATGCTGGACAAGCCGACCGATCCTGCAAGCCTGGAGGAATGGCGTGGGCGCAAGGAGGCCCAGGCCTACTTCCACAGGGTGGTGCCCGTGCGCGTGATGGACATCCCTGTGCAGCTGCGCACCGCTGCGCCTGGGCAGCGATCGCTGGATACCGTGGACCTGGTGGCTGATGCTGCGTGCAAGGCTGCATGGCCCGACGTGATTGCGATCCGCGACATGGGCAACGATCAGCTGGATGCGCTGGTGCAGAGGCTGGTGCGCGTGTGGGCCTCCACGTACCAGGGCAGCGATCAGGTGCAGGGCAGGGAGGATCTGATCAACAGCCTGATCTTCCTGCTGGGTGATCTGGATCGGCGCGGCCGCAAACGGCCCAGCCTGCCCGGTGCGCTTGCGCAGGAGGTGGCTGCGCTGGGCAAGGTGGACAAGCAGCTGCCGGAGGACACGGACTGCGGCCTGGAGGCGGTTTCGCTGGCCCAGGTGGTGGAGCACATGGGCAAGCCGATCACGTTGCGCCGCGGTGCGGTCACGCTGGTGGGCAACGTGTGCAACCATGGCACCACCGGCAACGATGTGGACGTGCTGTTGCAGGGTCCAATGGGGGATGGTCTGCGTGATGCGATCGAATTGCGCATGGCCCGCATGTTCCCGGTGCACATCGGCAAGCGCTTGTCGTTCATGCACGATGCGGAGCTGGGTGGACCGTTCACCAATCACATGGAGCTTTACGATCTGGCACTGGTGCCATCCGATCGGCGCCAGCTGGTGGAGATGCGCGACCTGGGCAAGGCCGACGATCCGCACCTGGATCTGCCGGCCAAGCGTGGGCCAGTGCCTGCGGTGTTTCAGTGGCACTTCCGTGGCAAGAGCCTGCATGGTGATCTGCGCATCAAGGTGGGCAGCGATTACCTGGTGGGCTGGACGATGATGCTACAGCAGGCAGGGATCACAGCACCGGAGGATCTTGCGCAGGCGCGCTCCATGGCCAGGGAATTCGATCCTGGTGGTGGCAAGTATAACAAGGATTTCCTCGCACCTGCTGGCGTGCAGGCAACAGGCAAGGATCGCCAGCCGGTGGAGTGGCTGCACATGGAGGGCGAAGCCATCGAGCCCGGCGAGGCGGGTGCCACGAGCAACCTTCCCGGGTACATGGTGGAGGTGCCAGGTGCGCCGGAGTTCGCGGAGTTCGGCGTGCAGAAGCCGTATTTCCACGAGTACTTTCTTACTGGCGGAAGCAAGATGATCGGCAGGCTGATCTTCCGTCAGCTGAGCGGAAGCCACGCTGGTGCGGAACCGTTCTGGCGCGCGTTTCTCAGCAAGGACTACCTGCCCAGCATACTGGATCGCAGATCGGTGAAGACGCGCACCATGCCGCCGGACGGCTACAGCTGGATCCCCACCAGCATGGAAAAGCAGGTGCCAGCAGTATTCAGGTACTGGGAAAAGAAAGGCGAGGAGGCGCGCAAGGTGCGCGATGCGCTGGTGGACGATGGCTACTTTACCGCCAGCAACGTGCGCCTGGTCAATGGCAAGTTCGCCAGGGTGGAGGAGCAACGCAAGGTGATGCTCACCCTGCTGCCTGGTACGATGCCTGGCGACGTGCTCAAGGATGCAGCGCGTGCCACGTGGGTGCTGGTGTACCAGGCGTGGAAAGGCCAGCACGTGGCGGGCACGGGGCCCAGCAGGGAGGTGTGGCGCCTGGGGATCGACGTGGGTGGCAAGCGTGTGCAGTTCGAGGCGCAGGCGGATCCCATGGCTGCCCAGCGCGTTACTGCCACCATGCGCAAGCTGCAAGGCGTGGGGCTGTGGGATCTGAGCGGCGATGTGGAGCCAGGCAAGCGCTACGACGGAGACGTGTTCAACGACACCAAGGCCACGCCAGCCACGTCCACGAAGCTGGACGCTGGCACTGCCACCGTGCTGGAGGAAGGCGATGGCATGATGCGCCTGCGCATGCGTGGAGAGCAGCTGCGTGGTGTGTACATGCTGGCTGCCGAGGAACCTGGTGGTGACATCTGGACGCTGGAGCGCAGCGAGGGTGCCACGATCAAGGTGGATGAAAGCGCATGCAGCCCAGGTGGCGACGGCGACACGCTGGACACGGCCACGCAGAAGCGCACCGTGCTGGCCATGGTGTACGACACGCACCTGGAAAAAGGCAGCCAGGGTGTGTTCACGCTGGTGTGTGCAGTGGGCCCGGTTGATCCACGGGACTGGCAGAACGTGGTGGAGATCGATGGCCTGGCGTACACCGTGATCGGCAAGGTGGAAGCGGCCACCGCACCTGCACCAGGTGCCACCGTGGCAGTGGATGTGATGGGGCTGCTGTACAGCCAGGCCGGTGGAAAGCAGGGGCTGCGGTGGGATGGTGCGCGTGCATGCGAGGAGCTGGCCGGTGGGCAGCCCATGGGCACTGCCCAGGTGGTGGATCTGCTGGAGGCCAGCGAATACAAAAATTACATGGACGGCGTGGTGGGCAGCATGCGCCTGGTGGGCAAGGCCGACGGCGACGACGATACGTGCTACGTGTTCGGGGAGGTGCTGGTGCCGAACATGGGCACGGGTGAGCCCAAGGATACGCAGGGCGACGTGTACAGCAAGGAGGACGTGCAGCGTGCATGCTTCACGTTCATGCGCAACGGACACAAGCATGGCCTCATGCACAAGGACTTCATCAATGGCAAGGTTGTGCTGCTGGAAAACTACCTCATGCCCGTGGATGTAACGCTCACGGACATGGCAGGGCAGGACAGGTGGATCCCACAGGGCACTTGGATGCAGCGTTTGCAGGTGTTAGATTCGGACTTGAAATCTCAGGTTCGTGCAGGTAAGCTGACAGGGTTCAGTGTGGGTGGCACTGGTACACGCCAGGAGGCGGGTGCATGAAACGGATTACAAAGGACACGGACGGCACCTACAGGCTGCGCGACATGGACATCGAGGAGGTGTCCATGGTGGATCGTGCGGCGAACCGGCGCACATTCCTATTCGCCAAGAACGCGGAGGGCGCAATGCAGGCAGAGCTGATGGACAAGGGCGACGGCACGCTGGAGCTGGCACCGGAGGCACCTGCCGCTGGCACGGACGATGCAGGCGTGGCGAAGATGGAGCTGGCCCAGGCGCACAAGGAGGCCCTGGAGCCTGCGCTGCAAAAGGTTGCCGACCTGGTGCTGGCCATGCTCAACAGTGTGGGCGCAGCAAAGGAGGCGGCCGAGGGTGCTGCGGTGCCGGAGGATGTGTCCACCGGGCTCGACGCGATCGATGGTGCGATAAAGGAGATCCGTGGCACGCTGGAGCTGGCAGCTGCACCGCCCACGGAGGCACCGCCGGATGGTGAGCCGGAGCCTGGCACCGAGGATGATCCCATGCTGGACGAGGCAGCGAAGGCGGAGGAGGTAGACAAGGCCTCCGCGCACGGTGCACTGGCCGGCGAGCTGGTGGTTGCCATGTCCAAGCTGGCGCAGGAGTTCGCAGCTGGTGCTGGCAATTGGACGGACGAGGAGCTGGACAAGCGCCTGGACGACATGCAGATGCTGGGCTGGAAGATGCGCAAGGCGTTGCGCGTGGCCCGCATGGTGGAGAAGCGCGCCAGCGACGACGACGTGGCCAAGCTGCTGGAGGGCGACGTTGCCACCGTGGAGAAGATCGGCCGCAAGATGAGCGCTGGCAACCGCAAGGCGTTCAACGCAAGCCTGGAAAAGATCCGCGACGAGATGCAGAAGCTGTTCGGGCTGTACATGTCGCTGCTGCCGTCGGAGGAGCAGGCAAAGGCTGGAAAGCTGTGGAAGCGCGTGATGGACGATTTCGGCTTCGACCTGGCCGCCAAGAAGCCGGACAACGCGGGCGCCGGCACGTGGCCGGAAAACCCGGCTGGTGGCATGGAGAACAGCGGCACGGGCGCCATGGAGGATCCCATGGCCCAGGTTGCCAAGGGAGAGCCACCCGCACCGGCGCCGGTACCAGCCGCGCAGGTGGTGGCGAAAAGCGATCCTGGCAGTGAGATCGATGCACCCAGCGCTGGCGCTATGGAGGGCACAGTGGCAAAGGGTGCGGAGCCCCAGGATCCCGGGTGGCCCATGGACTTGAACGCGAGGGTGTACGTGGACACCGTGCGCCGCACGGGCCGGTATTAGCTACATCACGGCGGAGTTGACACGGTTCCGCAGTGCATGTAATGTCCCTGCTGTAGGAAGTTGACCAGGAGGTTAGTGATGATGAGCAGCCAGGAAGTCATTCGCAAGGCCGACATGGTGCTGAACGATCTGGTGGTGGGCGGTGGCCTGCTCCAGCCCGCGCAGGCACGCAAGTTCTTGAGGATCGCAATCGAGCGCAGCGTGCTGCTGCCGCTGTGCAGCGTGATCCCCATGAAGCGGCCCTCGATGCTGATCGACAAGATCCGCTTCGCCAGCAGGATCACCCACGCCGGGACGGAGAACACCGCGCTGCCCTTGGGCCAGCATGCGGTGCCGAACCTGGGCCAGGTGGAGCTGGCGACGCACCTGTACAAGGCGGAAGTCCGGTTGTCCGCCGAGGTGCTGGAGGACAACATCGAGCAGGCCAATTTCAAGGACACGCTGCTCCAGCTGATCGCGGAGCGGGTCTCGCTGGACATCGAGGATATCGTGATCAACAGCGCCACGGTGCTGGTGGATCCCGACCTCAACAAGTTCAACGGGCTGCGCGCGGCGGTGACGACGCACGTCTACGACCACCTGGGCAACACCTACAGCAAGGCGGCCACCAAGGGCATGGTCAAGGCCATGCCGAACGAGTTCATCCAGGACCGCAGCATGCTGCGCGTGCTCTACAGCATCGACGCCGACACGGACTACCGTGATCTGATCGCGGAGCGGGCCACCCAGCTGGGCGACGAGACGTTCAAGGGCAACATGCCCCTGGTGACCTACGGTGTGCCGCACATCCCGGTGGGCAGGCTGCCCGAAACCCTGGGAGCCGGCCACGACTCCGAGGCGTACCTGATCGATCCCAAGAATTGCCAGGTGGGCTTCTGGCGCCAGGTGCAGATCGAGACGGACAAGGACATCTCGGCCGGCACCCTGATCATCGTGGTCACGTTCCGCATGGGGTTCGTCCTGGCGGAGGAAACCGCGGCGGTCAAGGCCATCAACATCCTGGTCGGCTAGTAGCCGGCACCGGCAAGAGGAGGATTCGCTATGTCGATCACAGCAACGAATGCAGCATACGTGGGCAGGCAGCCCAGCGCTCCGACTTTCGTGGACATCATCGACGTCACCTGCGACGGTGCGTACCCGGGCGGCGGGTGGCCCCTGGCCCTCACCAGCTACATCGCACCGTCGGCCCAGGTGATCGCGGTGCTGGTCGAGCCTGCGGAGGCCACCGGGGGGTTCGTGCTCAAGTACGACCGCACAAACAGCAAGCTGATGGCCTACGAGTGCGCCGGTGCCGGTGCAGCGATGTCCGAGATCAGCGGTGCAGAGCTGAACGCCGCCGTGGTGCGCCTGGTGGTACTGAGCCGCTGATCGGCAACCCTGGGCCCACGTGGGCCCTCAGTTCGTAGAGGAGGACATACCATGCCGCTCGTAAGATTGAACCCGCGCAACCCGCGTGCAGGCAACGTGCTGGGCACGTACAGCATGTTCAGCGGTGGCCGCACAAGCATCCGATTCACAGCCGGTGTCTGGTACAGCGTGTCGCAGGAAATGGCCACGTACCTGTCCAAGGTACGGCAGCGCCATGGTGATCCTGGCAGCCAGCTGGCGTTCACGGTGTGCGCCACGGAGGCAGATGCCCAGGCCCTAGTGAAGCGTGAGCTGGAGGAGGAGCAGCGTGGCAAGCGTCCAGAGGACGCGATAGCCATGGCGCAGGACTTCTCCACAGCGCAGATGCCGCAGCCTGTGGCCAGCTTGTCGCCGGAGGCGGCACGTGCAGCGGAACGGGAGGCGGAGCACGAGCGTGTGCGCCGCGCGGCCACAGCCACCGCGGCAGCCGCATCTTACAACATGCCGCAGCCCGCACCAGTGGGCATGGAACCGCAGGAACCGCACGTGCCCGAGCCGGAAGCACCGCCCAAGGTTGCCCAGCCTGCCACCACGAGGACGAGGGCCAGGGCGAAACGCAAGCAGCGCACCCGCTAGCCTCCAATGTCCGGCACATACGAAACCACCGATCTGGCGATCGCTGCGTGGCTCAAGGTGCACGGCTATAAGCTGATGCAGGCCGGGTTCCGCAATGGCAAGCGTGGCGCGCACTACTACCAATTCGAGGATCCACAAGGTACTGCGCAGGCCACGGTGATGGACTATCCCAACAGCAGCGAAAGCCAGTTCGACGCGGCGGTGCGTGCGCTCAAGAAACTGGTGTACGAGGGGCGGTCGCCGTTGACCTGATCGTGCCTGCGTGATAGCTTGTGGGTTACCCGGAGGCTTGCGTGGCGCAATCTGGCAAGATAAGAGCATACGTGATCGGCGCTGTGGCATTGGGCGTGTCGATCAGCGGTGGAATCGCTACTTATTACATGATGCGTGGTGGTGGTAATGTGGGGTTCACGATCGACTGGCCACCGGAGAACAGCGGCCTATCCTCCATGAACGACGGCGGAACCATGGTATGTGATCCACCCGTGGATCCATGCCCCGAAGGTAGCGATCTGGATACTGCGGACTTTCGGGGACGGGCCGATCCCGGGGCTACGGTCACGCTGTACAGAAACAACCGGGCCACATTGATCGGTACCACCACCGCTGGATCGGATGGTGAATGGACTGTGCCCGGGGTGGTCATGCCGGAGGGGGCTCACACGATCATTGCCGAAGCAAGCCTGGGCGCGAAGATCACCACGGTGAGCCACACGATCTATGTGGACACCACTTCACCCACCTGGGCTGATGCCTGGGACGTGCCGGACGGGATTGACGCGGTGGGGGGGATCTACTTGCACGGATGCGGGT